GCCCAAAAGTCACTAACTTTACAGCGATAAATTTTTATTAACCAGTGTGGCCTTTGTAATTTTGCAAAGGTCACACAAAAAAAACAGCGAGACAATGAAAATAAAATTTGAAGGTAATGAGTACGATGCCTACGCGCTAATCATGCGCAAGCCAAACGCGCAAGCTATCCTGAGCGGCAAAAAGACACTCGAAATCCGCCAGTTTAGCAACCGCTACGTTAAGATGTTCACCGATTTTGAACAAGTCGAAAAGAACGCAAAACTCCGCGAAGAAGGGCGCGATGATGAATGTCAAAGCTCCTGCCGCGGTGACATCGGTGTAGTGCACTTCTATTCCACGGGTGCACCTTGGTTTTTAGACGTGAAAATAGACGAGATAGGCATCGCTACGATGTGCGAAGAAGATATAAAGTTCCTCAATGACGAGTATGATTTTCATGATTATGACAATGAATGGCAGCAGTTCAATGACCTTCCATTTAACGAAAAGCCAATGTTCTACTACCTTCACATTTCAGACATACTCCAATACGAGGGGCTTGATTAAATAACCCCTTTGTTTAACATCTAAATTTTATCGACAATGCCTGAACCCTATGCAGTAAGCATCAACCAAAAGACGGGAAAGCGCGAAGAGTACTGGACCAAGAAGGACTATGAAGAAGCGCGATTGCAAAAAAGCGCAACAGCAAACGCCACAAGGAAACGAATAGAAGATAAAGTCCCTGGCAATGAGAGGAATAGATACCTTGGCAAAGCTTCGTAAAAACCCACTATGGCAAAGTCGTTTAAATCATGGAACAAGCACTGACGATTATTAAAGCAGTTGCTGAGGAGAACGAAAGAGCGATACTGTTCCATTCCGCATCAGGAAAAGACAGTATCGCTCTACTTCATCTCATGTCACCGTATTTCAGGGAAATTGTGTGCGTGTATATGTATATGGTTAAAGACCTCGCGCATATTAACCGATATATCGACTACGCAATCAAGAAATATCCAAACGTGCGATTTACCCAAACAAAACATTTTGCACGGCTGTCCTATGAGAAAAACGGGGCGTTTGGGTGTGTGCAAAATGTAAATCAACGATTATGGAAATTAACCGACATTAGCGAAATCGTACGCAAACAAATAGGCATCGACTGGCTCTTCTTTGGGTTCAAACAATCGGACTCGCTCAATCGCAGGTTGATGCTAAGAAGTGAAGGATATGAGCAAAATGCAATCTACCGCAAAGGGAGAAAATGTTACCCGCTGTCCAGTTATAAGAACAAGGATGTTATCCAATATATCGAGCGCGAGGGGTTGATTTGCCCTGAGCGTTATGACAATGGGCAATCGAGCGGGACTAATATCGCTGATGTGAACTACTTGATGTGGTTGCGCAAAAACTTCCCCGATGACCTGAAAAAAGTATTTTCTATCTTTCCGCAAACTGAAAGGATATTATATGAGCACGACTACAAAACAGCTAAAGCAGAGCGAGACGGTAACGATTAAGCGGTCGCAAATCAATCTCAACCCGCTAAACCCGAAACGACACAGCGAAGATAAAATCAAATTCCAAAAACGCAATTTGAAAGATTTTGGCTTTGTCGGTGGCATCGTATGGAACGCTCGAACGCACAACCTGATTGACGGACATCGGAGAATTATGGCCATGGATGACTTCTTTGGCTATGACGGAACACCTGAAACTGACTATGATGTCAAAGTTGAACGTGTCGATGTAGACGAGCAACAAGAACGCGAGCAAATGACCTACATGGCACTGGGAAACACCAAGGCCGATTATTCGCTCGTTGCCGATTACATCAATGATATTGACGTGTCAAAAATTGGTGTAGATAAGAACGAGCTTGACGCAATAATTGCATTAAGTGAGCATGACCTGCAATTGCCCGAGATGGCCGTGGAGGAGATTGATTTGGGTGTGAGCGCACGACAGCAACCGCAACCGCAAGACGAACCCGAAAGCGCGACAACCTATGACGAGAAGAAGGAGGCGGTTATTGCCGCGAAACAAGCCACAAAGGCAAAAGCAATAGAGAACGACAGTGATAACACAGAGGCCTACATTACGCTGTCCTTCTCCAGTAACCAGTCAAAATTAGATTTCTGCGACTTGATAGGCATAGATGCGGATAGCAAATTTGCCAAGGGTGAAGAAGTATTGTCGATGATAGAATAACTGCCGAATGCCTGCAAATAGAAAATTTGACTACAGCGGTGATGCTTTTTACGAGGAAATATACACCCTCGCCAAGGGTGGAATGACCGATGCCGAGATAGCCGATGGACTGTCTGACAAGTTCGGTGAGACCCTAAAACCCGAAACATTTAGCCGTATGAAAAACGGCAAGTATGAGGGGTGGAATGACGATGAAAATAAGCAAAATAGCACTCGTATTTGTCAAGCCTTAACGCGCGGGCGAAGGAAAATTAACTCAATAGTCCGCGGCACCTACCTCGCTGCAGCACTGGGCGGGAAGAAGGTGAGAAACAAGAGCCTCGTGTATGCAAAGTGGCGGTGCGAATGTCATGGCGAGGACAACAATTGTCCTGAATGCCATGGCACTGGGTGGGTCGTATCGACAAGCAAGGCGGTTGTCTCGGAGGCCGAGGTTGAACTCCCGCCAAATATTCAGGCACTGGCTACTTGGCTACGCAATCATGACGACACATGGGAGGAGACATCGGAGCAAACGATAGCAAGTGACATCACGCAGGGCATCAACATAGAGCGGTGGATATTAGACAACATCCAAATGCGCGAAGATACATCAGAGGACAGCGACAGCGCGGAGAATGGTGACAAGCAACAAGATGTCACCGATTAGCACGCCTGCGCAACGGCCTGCTCCGCCCTTTGGCTGTAACTTTGCCAAAGGCGCACATGATACAAACACAACCCATATACACCCCGCTATACACCGACACGACAAAGCCTATCATTCTTATCACTGGTGGCCGAGCATCGGGAAAATCGTATAACGCATCTGCCTTCATCGAACGGCTCACATTCGAGAAGTTCGGTGATATAACCCATACTATCCTTTACTCGCGCTACACAATGGTCAGTGCCAACATGTCTATCATTCCCGAGGTGAAGGAGAAGATAGAGCGCGATGGCACTGGAAGGTTTTTCCGCACCACCAAAACCGACATCATCAACACGTTGACTGGGGCGCGTATCCTTTTCCGAGGCATTAACACCAGTAGCGGCAACCAAACGGCAAAGCTCAAGTCGATATATGGGCTCACTACTTTTGTGTGTGACGAGGCGGAGGAGTGGGTGAACCCGAACGACTACGAAAAGATACGGCTTTCCATTCGTCAAAAGGGCATCCGCAACCGCGTCATCATCATCATGAACCCGACCGACAGCAACCACTTCATCTATGAGCTGTACATCAGAAACACGCACAAAATGGTGGAGTTCGATGGTGTGCCAGTGCAGATAAGCACTCACCCCGATGTGTTGCATATCCACACGACATACCTCGATAACTTGAGCAACCTCTCGGAGGAGTTCCTGAAGGATATCCAGCGGATGAAGGAAGAGGACCCTGCCCGTTATGCGCACGTTGTCATGGGCCAGTGGTCCGATGTGGCCGAGGGCGCGATTTTCAAGAAATGGGGCGTAGTGAAAGAGTTTCCCTCGTGGTGCAAGAAGGTGGCTATCGGCTTGGACTTCGGATATACCAACGACCAAACGGCTATCGTGCGCTGTGGCGTTGTGGATGACAACCTTTACCTCGATGAGGTATGCTACCGAACGCACATGCTCGCCCGCGACATCATCGCAGAGCTAAAGCGTTTCACTGGCTTGAAGGTGTATGCCGATTGTGCAGACCCGCGACTTATCCGCGAGATACACAATGGGGGCGCGAACATCTATGCCGTTGCGAAAGGGGCGGGTTCAGTGGTTGCAGGCCTCGAGAAGATGAAGGAGTTTAATATCTTCGTCACCGAGCGCAGCTATAACTTGCAACACGAACTGCGTAACTACATTTGGGACAAGGACATGGATGGCCGTTACATCAACGCACCTGCCGACAACCAAGCCGACCACGCAATAGACGCGTCTCGGTATTATGTGCTTGCTGCAATACTGGGGCGTGTACAGCAGACAAAGGATTTGACTGGATACTTTAACCGATAAACGAATGACGATAGATGAGATTATGGCGTTGCAGGACACCGCCACAAAAATAGAGTATTTGAAACGCGGCAGGCGATTTCCCCTGCCCGACCGCGCTCGCTTATGGGCCGACTGGCAACCGACACTGCACGAGATTGTGGCGGACCGCAAAAAGTACCCGCAAATCGAGGTGGTCAAGTCACCCGAGAAAACGACATACGACCCCGACACTGGTAAGTCTATTCATGTACCCAAGGAGACGGAAAAGGTTGAGCCAAACCGCATCGCTATACCCCTTGAGCAGAACATCTGCAATATCCACACGGCCTTCACCGTAGGCAACGAACCGAAGATGAGCTGCGACCCCGATGACAGCGAGCGCAATCTTCTTGACGCTATTTACCAAGTGCTCAAGAGCAACAAGACACGCTATCAAAATAGGCGCATCGTGCGCTCGTGGCTCTCGGAAACCGAATGTGCCGAGTACTGGTACACCGTAGAGGATAACGGCTTTTGGAACAAGATGCGCCACAAAGTCGGCAGCAGCTTTGGCAACGTTACGCCCTCGCGTAGGTTGCGGTCTACGTTGTGGTCTCCGTTCCGTGGCGATAAGTTGTACCCGTTCTTTAACGACAATGGCGACCTTGTGGCCTTCTCGCGCGAGTACTCACGCACCGAAGTTGACGGGATAACCAAGTATTACTTCATGACGATAACCAGTACCCGCGTGCACAAGTGGGTGCTTGACGGGCAATGGAAAGAGGAGGAGGCGTTCAATCATGGCTTTGGCAAGTTGCCAGTAATCTACGCACATAGGCGCGAGGCGTTATGCGACAAGGTGCGCACGTTGCGTGTCCGTCTCGAGAAATTGTTAAGCGAGTATGCCGACTGCATCGACTACCACTTCTTCCCTATCCTACTCCTCTACTGCGATGACATACCGAACTTGAGCGGTGACATGCGCAACCGCATCATGCAGCTCACTGGTGACGGTGCGAACGCATCCTACCTAACGTGGAACCAAGTACCCGAGACGGTGAAATACGAGGTGGAGCAGTTGCTTGCACAAGCCTACTCGATGACCGACACACCGCGCATTTCGTTTGACTACCTAATAGGCAGGGGAAACGCTGTCAGTGGCGAGGCGTTCAAGTATGTGTTCATGAGCGTGCTAATGGCGGTAGAGAACCATGCCGAGGTCATGGGGGACTTCTTCCAAAGGCGCGTGAACTTTATCGTTTCGGCACTCGGCTCGATAAGTCCGATATTCGCCCAGTCGGCACGGACAATCGACATCGATGTATCCATACAGCCGTACACAATCGATAACATCGCCCAAAAGGTGCAGACCGCGGTGGCGGCAGTGTCGGGTGGCGTGTGGTCGCGTAGAACGGGCGTGATGTTTTGCGGCAACATCGAACGCACCGAGGAGGAACTCGAGGAAATCAAGGCGGAAATGGCCGAAAAACAACCTGCCGAGGTAAATCGTGACAAAGAAAATCAAGTCACCGAAAAGCAGGAAAAGGAACAAGAGCAAAACAAAACTTAATATTAATTTTAACCCCAGTAAAAAATGAAGGCGAAATTACTTGAGTTGTTGAAAACGAAATTTGGCGGAGTTGACAGCTCGATTTTAGACCGCATCGCCACCAAGAAGGCGATTGGAATTACGGATGAAACATTGTTGGACTCGGTTGTAGAGGGCATCAATTTTCAAGACGTGCTACAAAGTTATGGTGATTTCCGCGCAGGAGCTGCAACGCAAACCGCGGTAGCCAACTATGAGAAACGCTTTAACCTCAAGGATGGCAAACCTATTCACGCGCCCGAGCCCGAGCCAAAGCCGACCCCTGAACCAGTACCGACTCCCGAGCCCGCGCCCAAGCCTGAACCAAAGCAGAAAGCGAAACCCGAAGAGGCAAAGCCTAAAACCGATGAGACCCCGAAATGGGCCAAGGACCTGCAGGCCGCAATGACGAAACTCAGCAATGACAACGAAACGCTGCGGCAGCAAGTCGAGACGATGAAAGACGAGAAAGAACAAGCGGATTTCACCGCACGCGTGCTCAAGGCTGCATCTGATAACGGCATTTCGCAAGAATACATGAAATTTTTAAAGCCATCCAAAGACGAGGACCTCGATGCGTACATGAAGGACTTTGCGCAATTGCAGGCTAACAACAACTTTGCAGGCGTGAAAGAGCCCGAGTCCGCGGATGAGAAAATCGAGAAAGAAACCGAGTCTATCGCCAACGCGATTAACGAGGACACGAAAAAAATTGTTGAAAATAAAAACTGATTAAAGAATGTCAGCAGGATTTGTTTATGACCTCACCCCGAAAGTGGAGAATGAGGAACGCTATGCCGTTCGCACTGGCGAGCGCCGCATCGGGTTGTTCGTGCTTGACACGACCAACCTTGCCACTGGCGCGATTATCCCGTCACTGGCTCCCATCTACGCAGACCTCAAGGCACGCAAGGCCTATTTGGTCCGCAATATCAAGGTGTACGCAGCTGCCGAAGAGGCCGATACCGCAGTTAAGGTGGCCAAGGGCTCTCCCGCGTACGCAGGCATGTATGTAACCAACGGAACGAAAGGCGCAACCGTATCATCGGTAGACACGTCTAATGATGACTACGATGTGCTCAATCTGAGCGCAGCACTGGGCGCACTTGCGGCCGATGACGTGCTCTCCGAGGCATCGGAAGAGGGCGGCACCACGCAAAAGTATGTCGCCAACAGCGGCCTTTACGGGCGTTGGAAAGTCGATAGTGGCATCAATAATGTAACATTGCTGCGCCACGCTGCAGAGATTGACCCCGACAAGTTGGTCATTCCTTATAGCGATGCCGACAAGGCAAAGCTGCAGGGGCTGTTTGAGTTTAACGAGTAAGAAAGGAGGACACGACAATGTATTTGACTATTGACGCTTTATTCAATGATGCCAACATTGTATCGGCAATCATCAACCGCGTGAACCAAACGCGCAAAGACACCATTTATTGGCAGCAATATCTCACGTTCCGCCAAACGACTACCCGCGTGTTCAAGGACTACATCGGAACGATTGAGGGTGTAGCCGCCGGTTCGATTAACAGCCGCTTTGGCGAGAAACCTATCCGCGAGCGCCGAAACATGGGCTCGGGATATGGTGAGGTGGCCTACCTTGGCGATGCCTATCAGCTGTCGCTCGACCGCTTGAGCGACTTGCGCGACCTTATCGACAAGTACAACGCAGCCAAAACCCCCGACCAGTCAACCGCACTGCGTGAAATCGTTGAGTTCCTCATCGATGACTACCGCCAAGTGACCCTCGCGGCCCACAAGCGCATGGACATCGTTGTTGCGTCACTGCTGATGACTGGCAAGGCATCGGTTCGCAACAAGGATGCTGCCGTGAGCGAGCAGAACGCTACCGAGGTGCTTAACATCGAGCTCCCCGTGAACGAAATCACCCCCGAGAAGAGCGACATCGTAGTTGATGACAAGTCTTACTTCATCACCTACCTGCAGAACAAGCTCGAGGAGCTCCGCCCTGACTATGGTTCGTACCAAAAAATGATTATGTCGCGCAAGACGTTCATCAATAACATCATCGGCTCTTCCGAGTTCGGTGACAAGTTCAAAATGGTACTCTCGAGCAATCAGATGTACCTTGCAACTGGTCTCATCAGCTCGGCACTGGCATCGGAGGTGTTCCGTGGTATCGGCCTGCCCGCTATCGAAATCAAAGACGACTATGTGAAGGACCAAACGGGCAAGAATATTCCTATCTATGCCGATGGGCATATCACGTTGCTGCCGCAAGACCAAGTGGGCTACATGCGCCACCACACTCCCTACGAGAGCCAAGACCCCGTGCCCAATCGCAACTATGTTCCTACTGGCGAGGGTCAGATGCTCATCAGCAACTACCGCGACAAGGAAGGTCGTTACATGGAATATACGGCAGAGTGGATACCCCAAATCACGAACCCGCATCTTATCACCACGTTCAACCTTAGCAACCTTGACGCATGACAATCCTCGAGGCCATAGCCGCTGCCATTGAGCCGTATTCCGTCTCGGATGAGGCCCTTGAAAAAGAGTTCATCGATGCCCAAGCGTTTTTCAAGACCTCGGGCAATGGTGAAGATGACTACACCGCATCGATGCACTCGGTGGTGGCACTGGCCGCGATGTCGTGCCTGAACCGACTCCGTACACTCACCAATGAGAATATCGGAGGCATCTCTCAAAGCTACGACACAGCGAAACTTATTCAAGCAATCAAGGGGATAGCGCGCAGAGCAGGGCTATCACCCTTGCTTGTGCTTGATGAAGATGAAACCAGTACAAGCCGCATTCGCGTATTATGAGACTTGACGACCACTTGGAACTGCTGATAACCGAAAATGGCTACGATGAGGATATGAACCCCACCGAGCTTACTACGACTATCGACATCGGCAAGTGCAAGATACTTCCTAATACCGCAGCGTCACGCGTGCGCGGCAATGACGGGAACGAGTACATCTACGCCTACGAGATATTCGTGCGCAACCCCGCGCGTATCATCGTAGAGGGCGACAAGGTGCGTTTCATCAAGAAAGACGAGACAATCGATAAGACCATGACGGTCCGAGGTTTTGTAACCCTGAAAAAGTGGGAGAAGATATGGGTATAAAATTCCAAGCTTTCGGGTTCAACACCCTCCGCGACATGGTTTGCAGCGAACTTAACGCGTCACACAATGAGCTTGTCGAGGCACTTGTGGCTATCGGGGAACGCATGTGCGACCACGCACGCGCCAATGGCGAGTATAAAGACGACACGGGCGTACTGCGAGGGTCTATCGCGGGGAGATTGTATTACAATAGTGAAGAGGTTGTGTCATTCGGGTTCGAAGGCGAGGGTGTGAAGTATGCCGAGGAGGCTCTCGATGAGTATCCAGTATATGACGAAGGCTATGTACTGGTGATTGTCGCGGGTGCTCCGTACGCAGAATATATCGAGGCCAAAGGCTACAACGTGTTACATCTTACGCGCGTAGAACTTCAACGTGAAATAGCAGCATTACAAGGAAAATGAACGGAGCGGCAGCAGTTACGGCAATGGCAAAGTATTTGGCAGGGGCGCAAGATGTGCCAGTGTTCAAGTACGAGAAGGCACCTAAGACCACG